CTAAGCCAGTCTCACTGGTAGCCAGGGCAGTTATTAAACCGATAAAGGTATCTATGCCAGAACCTGTTTCCGCTCTAGCTAAAGTAGCTAACAAGGTTAAGCAGGCGTCGGCGCCAAGTCCGCTATCGGTGTGACGAAGTAACCTGGATAGTAAGGTTTCAGTTCCTGTTCCTGTTTCAGAGGTAGCCAATAACCTGGTAAGAAGTGATTCAACGCCTGAACCTGAGTCTGCGGAGCTAAAGAGCTTTGAGGCAAACTCAGTACCGGTTCCGGTCTCTGCCGTTGCCACCAGCACTGCCAGAAGCGCCCATACTTCGGCTCCAGACCCCACTTCGGCAACACCAAGCGCTCTTGATAGCAGAGTCTCAACCCCATCACCACTATCAGCCTGGCTTAATGTAGCTATCGGTGATGAGGTTTCAGAGCCAGCGCCAATGTCAGATGATAACTTCTCAACTAGTGTTACTTCTATTGAATACCCAACAACAAAGAAGTCAGTCCCAGTATTTGCTATTTTGCCTTCTATAAGTTGACTGGCATCACACTCAACGATGCCCCAAGGGTGATGGTAAGACCACCAATATATATCTTCTGCACTGCCGTTTTTCCTTAGTCCATAGTTATATACGGTGCCGACGGTATTGTAGACTTCTATAAAGCCCATATTAGCACCAGATGGTAAGGCTGATAGGTCTATCCAAGAACCCGTCGTGCCTAAGCTCACATCTGTAGCATTGGTATTGAAAGTAGCACCATCAGTGATGTAACCAACAAGAAAGAAGTCAACAGTAGTGCTTCCAATGTAGCCTTCACATATCTGCGACGCATCGCAACCAATAATAGCTCCAAACGAATTATGTTTATAGAAACCGTGGTATTCACCACCCTTCCTATCATCCGAACTCCCGTTCTTACGGAGACCCCCTGCGTAGGGTGGAGAAGTTGCACACACCTCAAAGATGAGACCAATAGCGCTGGGAGCTTCGGTTGAACAGTCAATATCCTGCCAGCTACCTGTAGTGCTAAGTGATTTATCATCGGCATTGGTCTTGAAGGTTACCCCAGATGTAGTATAGCCTATGACGTAGATGTTAATATAGGTGGTGCTTTCAACATAGGCTTCAAAAACCCGATTTGCGTCCACACCTATTGCCGCCCAGCAATGTGTCTTCCCCCATAAGTCTATGTGTCTATCATCTGTGCTTCCGTTCTTACGGATACCTAATTCATACCCATAAGGAGCACTGCTCCTCGTGTTTTCCAGATGCAGAACTACGCCAGTAGCCCCTGAAGGGACAACGCTACTAACATCCATATCTTGCCAGCTACCTGCACCCCCAGGAACAAACTCAGTCGGTGTTATTGGAAAGAAAGTTTGAGCCATTACATCACCAACGTTTCTTTAATTTCAAACGGTCTATGCTTTAACTCAATCCTCAGCCGATTAACTTCTTCAAGCTGTGCCATTAGACCTGTCTCAGCCTCAGCCAACTGCTGTTCTGGGGTAACCTCCTCATATAAGCCGTTAGCCTTGGCCCATTCCAGGTAATCATTCCACAGCTTGGCTTTATCCTGCCTATACTTTTCCTCTTCCCCAGCAGTTACGCCAACAGTCCGCTTCTTTTGGTAAAAGCTAGTGCTCAGGTTTTGGACAGCAATCTCATACTCGCTGTCCTTTTGGAGCTTCTCTGCCCTCTGGCTATCAGTCAAAGCCGAGGGTCGTCTCGGTCTCCAGATAGATTCCACCATACTTACCTCCTATTTAGATGGGGGAGGGCTTAGCAGCCCTCCCCCATCACCCAAGCTATTAGCTCAGGCTAATTTCTACCTCTAGCGTCCAGGTGCCTGTGGACTTAGTGCCCAGGCTCTCAACCTTTCTGTTCAGGCAAATGGCACTGGTTGATTGCTTAACCACCCATTCCTCCCAGGCATAGTTAGCCTCGCTAGAGCCAAAGCTTGCCTTAAAGGTTGCCTTCTGGCTAGTAGAGGTAGGATAGCCAGACTCCATTCCCTTATAGGTCTTGTTGGTGGCTGCCTGCAGGTCAGTCTGGGTAGCATCGGCAGCAGTGTTGGAATCACCAACGCCAATTTGAGCAGCAGCATTATCAAAGATATGGCTAGCCCCGGAAACAGCACCAGTTACCAAGTCCCATATCTCGTCAATGCCGGTATTGAGTAGGCAGTTTCCCTCTCCCTCTATGACCTCATAAGGCTTGAACAGCTGGTGAAACTCATCCTCTCGGCCTCGGTAGGGCTCAATATCCTGGTGATACTTGCTAAGCTTATATCGGCATAGCCAGTTGGCTAGTTCCTGTTTTCTCATTTTCAACCTCCTATTCTGAGTTAGTTTAGTCCTGAACCCCAATTAGGACAGCTGCCTTAATGGTGCTAAATAGAGCCAGGGAGACATACCACTTAATCCTGGTTCTTGAGGCGTCTTTGGTCTCCAGTGAGCCGATAGGCTCCACCTGAAGGTGACCGGGACTGGTTAAGCCGCAAAGACCTCCCTCCCCGAACTGGGTGGCATAGATGGTGGAGCAAGTGCCGCCTGTGGTCGCCGTCTCCACGCCACCGGTAAGCACATGGGTATCCAAGATCCAGTCAGAAACACCGATAGGGATACCATCCCACAACTGGATGAAGTTGCCCCATTTATCCCGGTCAGTCTCCATCATTCCCCCAGCTGCCCTGATCAGGGCGTTAATCTTCCGCCTTGAGCGCCGGCTCATAAGCAGCGTATCAGGCTTACCACCCCTTACCGTATCAATAAGCTCATCCAGCTTAGCCAGGGTTAGAGTAGCTCCGGTAGCCCCCATAGCTATTACCTGGTCGCTGGCAGTAGTAGTGTCAATAAGCTTCCTAAGACCGTCGAACTGCTTAGCGTTAGTTACCGAATCGCCATAGATGAAGATCTCTTCAAACTTACGCCTGAGCGCCTTAGTTTTAAGCTCAATAACGGCTGCCTCTAAGTCCTGAATATTACTTCGCGTCGCCTTGAGGAAATTATCGACATCGGCATCGCCACCCATAATCTTCAGGTTTGCCGTTTTCTGCTCAAAGGTTGGGGTTGATTCAGCCCAGGTATCACCGACATCATAGAAATCAATGGTAGGCAAGGTCTTCTCCTGGTTATAGGTTAAACCATTACCCACAATCTCTATGAAGGGGAGTTCCTGGAGAATGGGTGAGTCCTTAACGATGGTTTCTACCACCCCTTGAAGTAGGATATCGTTTGACAGCTTGGCTGCCTCAGCTAGTGTTAAAGCCATTATTTTTTACCTCCTATTGCGTATTGAATCTTTTCCCGTGGGGATAGAGCTGATAGGTCAGGCGGTGTCCTCTGCGGGGCTCCGGCGGGAATCTTAGCCCCTGAAATTTCAACCTCTAACCCCTGCCTCACCCGACTAATCAGGGTTTTAGCTTCCTTCAGGGACTCATTGATAGACTGGATAGTATCACCAGTGATGAGCTCCTCAAGCACCTCTGGATTTGCCTGAACCACCGTGGCTTTGTAGCTGGCTACAGCCTCAGTCAGAGAATTCTTGATAGTGGTCAACTTTTCATCTGACTCAGTCACAGTCTGCTCAAGCTCAGTGATGCGGGTATTAGCTTTAGTTAACTCCTCATCCTTTTGAGCTACCAAGTCCTCAAGCTCGGTAATCGTAAGCGCTTGACTCTGTCCTGACTCCTCCCCTTCGGGATTTTGGTTTAGTTCATCATCTGCCAACTTCCCCCTCCTTTGGTGGAAATCCTAAATTGTTTAGTATTTAGGCTTTAGTGCTTAGGATTTCCCTTTTTTATTCCTCAATACCCTCCGCCGGGGATTGTATAGCTCTCCCTCTCGCTCCGCCCCTGGTGGATTTGGTATTAAGCTCTTTATTCATCCTGAGGATAGTTTCCCTTTCCTCAAGCCATCTATTAAACTCTATCTCTGGGTCTTTGACTCCCAGCTCATCCATAGCCCGTCTCCTTGAGTGGATACCATTCTGAATCAATATCTGCTCATTAGAAACTAGGCGGGTAAAATCCTGGGGTAGCACCGGGCTCCAAACTACCCTCAAACGGTTATTACCAAAGTTCTCATTCCGATACTGCTCTAGGAGCTTAAGAATCAGCCTGTTCCTTCGGTTATAGGCGTCTGTCCTGATAAGCCTCTTTCGCCTCACCTTCTGTAGTAACGGCTGAAGCTCAATCTCAAGGGCTACCCCAGACAGGTCCCTCTCAGTGCCACCAAAGGCAGCCCTGGGCGATTCAGCTATATCGTGCAGGGTTCTATACAACAGATTGATATAATCTATGTGG